ATAAAAGAACATTTCACATAGAAGATCGTAAACTTGTAATCCACCAGTTTGATAAAATATAGATTCATCTTCTACAAACATTACTTGGAATAATGATCCAGTAGTAGGAAAATAAATTAGATCTCCTTCAGCTGGTGCGTCCGCCCTTCCTTCACCTTGAACATTCAACTCTGCCCATCTGCGTCTTGCAACAGTAAAAGTAATTTGATCTTTTATTTGTAGTCCGAACTTCGAAATAAAATCGCCTTCACCCTCAAATCCATCTACGGATTTAATATACATTTCAATTGTATGAGCACTATTATAAGATGAGGTATTATCATCGCCCATTAATGTGTCTTCATCATTCAATGTTCTTGGACAATAATATACATCTATTCCAAAAGTCTGTATTGCCTCAATATTCAAATTTTCTATTAATCTTTGCTCTGGTGTATTTGTCCCATGCAAATTAAAATACTGATTTGTTGCCATTTATTATCCTATTAGATGATCAACTGGTAATTCGTACCGTAATGACATTTCTGTTTGAATGGTTTCAAGTTCTGTTGTTGCATCATCATAAAGTTGTCTTCCATTCATTGTTACTCCACCGGGTAGTTGCATTCCCTCAAACTTAGTAAGATTTTGACCCCATTGTTTTTTCATCAATGCAGTATTATATCTCTTGAGAAACATATCACTCCAAATATCAGCATACGTGGCCGGATCAATAATCTTATCTACTTCAACAACTATCCAATCATCTATACTTACATCTCCACCCCAAGAAATATCAAGAAACAATTTATCTTGATGACGATTAAATCTAAACATTGGCTCACCTGTAAACATTTCATTAATTAAAGCTAAACGTTCTTGTGCCATTTCATAACCCACAAGAGCTCCTCCTAATTGATGCATTTCAGCTAGTGCAAATTGATACTTAGAGGAAAACATAGAATTAGATCTAGAATTATCATAGAAAGGAATAATTCTTCGAACTCCAATAATTGCCTCGGCTATCGATATGTATTTATTATCAAAGTCACCTATTGCTGTTGCAGTAGATGCATGAGTTGTTGCGGTTGCTGAACTAGTATTGCCTGTGATGGTTTCGCCAGTTGAAAAGGTGGTAGTAGTATTTGCATAAAATGTATTACCATCTCCGCCTGATTTAACTTCAGGGTCTTTATATCTTAAAGTAGTATTAGCACTATGATATTCGTGTACAGTTGCTTGAACACCACTTGTTCCACCAGTAATTATTTCACCATTTGAAAAAGTTCCAGTTGGAGCTCCTGCTAGTTTAAGTGTCGAGCCTGATATTTGATGTTTTAGAAATGTATTTTCGGTTGCATCAAAATGATATTCTTGGAAATATTGAAGAGAATCATCGATGCAATCTTCCACTTGATCATCATCAATATTCAATTCTACTACTGGCCAGCCAAGTTTCCGTTTACAATAATCTTTAAAAGTTGTTCTAGTAGTTGGTTGTGTCATTTTGTTGCCTCCGCAGATATCGTTATAATTCCTTCTGCCAATCTTTCTACTATTGTACCACCTGATTGTGTATATTCAACATCGTAAACATAATTTCCAGGAGAAACGGCCGCCGTCTGTGTCGCAGTCAGAGAAATTGTTACATTTGATCCTGCAACGGCGGTAGTTATAGTAGTAACATTATTTGATGAATAGTAAGATTGACGCATCTTAGCGGCACATGTCCCTGTAGAGATAGTGACATTCTGGCTAACAGAATTTTGTGCGTAAATTACTTTTTCAAACGTGCACCCTTGATCGACCGCTAGGTTTACAGTTTGTTTTTGAAGGGTTAGTGCCACAATTTCTCCTTGTTATTATAAGTAGTTAATTCTTCTTATATTTATAATGCAGAAGAGTTATGGTCTAAAAGTAATTGAAGTTTATATTATATCTGGCATTGGCGTTTGTGGTATTGGTAGAAGCGTGGGGGAGGGTTCCATCAAATAATAACATTCGATTTTCTACACTTTCTATTTTTGTACCATCATTTAACTTAGTATAACCATCACAAGTATTTAAAGAAAATATAGCGGCTTTATGAGGAAAAGGAAAATCTCTATGTTTTCCATGTTCAGTTAATGTTTCTTGACTAGGATAAAGATTAATTTTTATTCTGACTAGCGCATTAACTTTTAGTTGATTTAGTACTGGCATAATTATTGAGAAGTGTTCACTTATAATTTGATAATCAGAAAAAAACGGATGACATAAGTAAGATAATCGCCAATTTTGAGATTTGATATTTGACATATCAAATTTACCATCAGGTAGCATTTTTTGTTCACCATCACCATCTAATCCTTCAATTCTTTTATTATACCCCCAGGGAATAGCCGGGGTATCCATAATGTACTGTTTCAAGACTGTAAAGGCGGGGCCATCTAAAAAATTATCAATAATTTCGTATTTTATTTTCATATATTCACAATAATATATTAATTACATAGCTGATGTATTCGCTGGCCAATCGGGTTCCTCCGGCCAATCAACATTTATTAAGTTGTAATCACCATCTAAATGTGGATCAGGATTATTTGCCGGAATATCTCTAAGTGCTTGTCTATGATCCTTCCATGCTTGTGTAAATGTGTGAGGATAATCAGTATAAGCCATATAATCACTATCCCACAATTTGACATCTCTAACTCTTCTCATCATAATCCCTGCGTAATGGTCGTGAAATTTTGGTAGATGTAGCGCAAATATCTCGTTATCATTCAAAGGGCCTTCAGTTTCATATAAATCTGTTTCGACATCCCCAGTACGCTCAGGTAAAACATAGGAGTCCCTTTCTTCATAATCAAGTTCACGAAAATCCCATGCGCCACCGTTTTCATCAATTTTATAAATTACTCTAGACATTCTTATTACTCCTTGTTTTAATATTTAATCATATATTCTACTGCTGCCGAAAACGGTTTAGTTTCGCCTCCGCGGCGAGAAGTACCACCTGAATTTACTCCTGTACCACCCTTGTCTGCAGGCGTACCATTGTAGTTAAAAGATGATGAATATGGAGAATTACCACCTTGTGTATGATCAAAATGAAATGCTCCTGTACGATAAGCCATTCCATGATTTCCAATTTGTCTTCCAATAAACCCCCAACCAGTATCAGGGCCACCTATTTTTACTTTAGCAGACTGGGAGGTAAGGTTAAAAGTTTGAAACTTATCGTTTGCTGTAGTACCAATATTAGAACCTTGATAAACATTAGTATTACCCATTTGTGAGGTATGCGATCCGCTGCCTCTTAAAAATGTCGCCAGTAGATTGGGAACATTAAATGTGCTTGAACCATTACCGCTTCCCCATGTAGTACCTATTGCAGTAAATAATGCTACATAAGTTGTTCTTGAAACAGCTGTTCCATCACAGATCAACCATCCTTTTGGTGCAGTAGACATTGCAAATGCTTGAACCATACCTACAAAATTAGGAACAGATATGATTTCATCCGAAATAATACCACTCAAATTTCCTCTTGATTGTTCTGTTATATTTCCACTCATTTAACTTCCTTTTACTCCAGCATAAATGTTATATTGTACTGTTGCGGAAAATGGTTTAGATTCGCCACCTGTTCTACGAGTACCACCAGAATTAGTTCCTGTACCACCATTGTCAGTCATGGCAGAGTTCCAGTTAGCCCATGTAGACGAATATGGAGAATTACCACCTTGTGTATGATCATAATAAAATACTCCTGTACGATAAGACATTCCATGATTTCCAATTGTTCTTCCAATAAACCCCCAACCAGTATCAGGGCCACCTACTTTAATAAGGTTTGATGGGTAAGAATGTCTATAGTCTTGCACCTGATCGTTTGACATAGTTCCTAGATTACCACCTTGAAAAACATTAGTATTACCCATTTGTGAGGTATGCGATCCCCTCATTCTTAAAAACGCTGCGTTCAAATTTGGAACATTAAATGTGGACCCTGAAGCAGAACCCCATGTAGTACTTATCGCAGCAAATAAAGAAGGATAATCTACTCTATTGTAACTTGTACCATCACAAAGTAACCAGCCATGTGTCCCCGATGCTGTGGCTCCAAAAGACTGTATCATACCTACAAAATTACCAACTGATTCTAAATCACCGGATACTTGTCCAGACCCACTTCCAATTGAATTACTAATTTTCCCACTCATTGATTTATACTCCTGAAAAAATAAAATATTCTACTGTTGCTGAAAATGGTTTAGTTTCTCCACTATTCCTTATAGTTCCGCCTGAAGTTGCAGTTGTACCACCGGCGTCAGTAATGCCCGAATGATGATTGAATTGTCCGGAATATGGAGAGTTACCACCTTGTGTATGATCAAAATGAAAATATCCAGTTCTGAAAGCATGGCTATGGGAACCAATTGTTCTTCCGTTAAATCCACCTAGATATTGAGGACCACCTACTTTAACAAGGTTGGATTGGTTATGGTGGGCTGTATCTTGTATCGCATCGTTTGACAT